CTAATGAAATTCTACGTTTTTAACGTATAATTTATTGTCTTCATCATAATCATAATCAATCTTTTTTACTACTAATTGAACGAGGTTTTTCTTTTTTTGTTCATCAAGTTCTTTCCAATTTGTATTGAAATTTTTCAAGATTCTTTTTAACTCCTGATTATCCATAGCTGTTTCTTCCTCGACTTGTAAATTTTGAAGTACTTCCCTAGCTTCTTCTTCAATTTGGTTTTCTTCTCTCATTCTTTTCTCAAAGTCAGAATCGCTCATTCCCAAGTTATTCGCCCAAGCATATTGCCATTTCTTCTTGCGCTTTTCAACTTCTTTTAAATCTTTCTCAGCTTGCTTGATTTCAGCAGCACGATCTTTCAATTTAATATTCTGATTAGAAATTTGATCGGCTTCTTGAGAAAAAACGGCATGATTCATAAATTCCATAAAGGCTTTGTTAAGGTTCTTTTCGGATATGGACTTAGAGCCTGTACATTGACCACTTTTCTTATGTAAGCAACGATAATTCTTGTAATCTACTTTTTCACCTCTGGCGTTGTTCACATAAACCCTATAACCAACCATTGGGTATCCACATTTTAAACATTTGATTTTACCAGAAAAAATATAATCGCTTGATACATTAACAGGGGATAAGGTTCTACGTCTTTCTATGGTTTGTTGAACTTTTTCAAAAGTTGCTTTATCAATGATTGCCGGATGCGCATCCTCTATTTTAATTTCGTTTTCTGTTCCCCTTAGCCATGTAGCTGTGCCTTTGTAGAGAGGATTTTTTAAAATCTGGATTAATGGTTTATCGTTCCAGGTATTTCCGTCCCTGGTCCTTATATTTCGAGCGTTTAAATATTTGCATATCGCATTGGCCCCTTTTCCATTTAGATAGAGATCAAAAATTAATCGTAGCGTTTCAGTCTCATCTTCTCTAATTGTTAATATTCCATCCTTAAGATTATAACCAAACGGACGTTGATTGTGCGTATATTTACCTTGCCTAGCCTTTTCTTGAAGGCCCATACTAATACGTTCGGCCATATTCTCACGTTCCCATTGGGCAAGAGCTGCAACTAACGTAATAAACAATCGTCCCATAGCGGTAGTTGTATCATATACTTCTGTAGCAGACTTAAATTTACAATCATATTTCTCAAAAGTATCCAATAGCTTGTACAAATCTAGTACGGATCTAGTTAGTCGGTCCAACCGGTAAACTAGGACACATTCTATTTCCCTAGTCTCTATGTCCTTTAACATTCGTTTAAGTTCAGGTCTGTTCGTATCCTTTGCTGATATGCCCTCATCAACGTAAAAACCCACCACGTCCCAATTCTGTGCAATACAATATGCTTGTAGTCTTTCACGTTGAGCTGATATTGAATAACCCTCACTCGCTTGCTCCTCAGTACTAACGCGTATATAAATTCCTGTTTTCATTTTTTACACCCCATCTAACATCATCTTAAAAGATAAGAGGATTGCATATTGGTAGTTTTTCTGTTAATTTTATTCAATCTGTCTCGGCACAAATCTTCTGTTACCTCGAAATCTTGTGCAAGGGTAGATATGATTCCCGGATTTTCAAAATCATATTGCTTAATCATGTGATAGGGTAGAGCGGCATATAGAGTAAAATGATTAGCATCCCATTCTTGAAGCTCTCTAAACGATTCAGGCATCATTGTTTGATGCCCAGTGTGTCTTAATATATGACATAGTTCATGAAAGAATTGTTCTCTTTGTTCCTCTTGACTACAACGTTTGTCCAAAACAATCGCTTTGTAACGGCCAACAATATCAAAGCGAGCCGGAACTTCTTTTTGATGAATAAAAATTCTGTAAGTCTGTGCAATTTTTTCAATTTTAAGATCCATGGGGGAATCAATATAATTTCGAATGTACCAATTTGAAACCCAATCTTCTAATGCGGTTGTTGCATAGTTATTTAGTGCCATAATGTCACCATCCTTTTCCTAATTATACGAACAATTGTTCGTTTTTACAATAAAAAAGAAAATGTCCAATTTGTGGACATTTCATTATTAACCGTAGTAAGATAAATGGATAAGAAGAGGTATGGATTATATGAATAAAATAGAATTTTACCAATGATCAGTTGGCTGTAATTTATAGAGCTGTTCATTTTGCAAAAATGGATTATGAGTCTGTAGATATAAATGGGTACCTTGGTAATATAACTAGAGATATTCTTCATCAAATTGAAAAACATAATATTAAAGTTGAAGAAGATCCGTTTTATGCTAGTGAAAAAATATCACAGTGTCCATGGTGATTATTTTTGTTCTAAATATTCAAAAGCTATGGCGTTAATCACATTTAACATGAAATGGCAATCCTCTTTTAAAGCGATACCTGGGCTTGTGTGAGATGCCATATTTCTCATTTTATAGGCCACCTCTAGTCTATTATTATCTCTTCGGGAAATAATCTCTTTACTCATTAGCGAATCTTTTAATTTTCCTAATTGAGTCTCACCTGATTTTGGAGTTTTTCCGTCATGCAGTTCTAAAACTTTTATACACACCGTTTCTAAAACAACTCCTAGTGTTGCAGCACAAGGCAAAAACAAGTTTTCGTGGTACGCGGCCATCGCTTGATCTAATTGATATGAAAAGTCATCGTCATTAACTAACTCAATAAGTGGTTTTAAGTCTATTATAGAAAAAGGGAATTTATACGCATCTTTAGCAAAATAACTTAGTTTGGTATTATTCACGCTTTTAAATTCTGATACTTCATCACGAATCGTATTTATTATATTACTTCTAATACTGTGAGTAGACATGAACCGATCAGGAATTACTGTGTTGTAAAGTATACTTAAATCCTTATCTCTATTAGTATAAAAATCAGAAAAATCCATAATAATTTGAGAAGGATGGTAACCATGCTTGGGTAAAACAACTGAGTTGAAAAAGATTTCTTTATTATCATAACTGTCTACATCCATTAAATCATCATGACCAAGCGGTATTACTCGTTCATGTCGTTTACCGGGAGTAGATAAAAGAAAAACTTGGCATGCTGTTGAAAAATCAAACTCATACGGAACAATGAACAAAATTACTGAACAGTTGTCTGGATTTAAAAGTCTAAATGGTTCAGGATTATGTTCTAAATTAGTCTTATTAAACGTTTTTAAACGTTCTGTATACAGTTTTCTTATTTCACCTTCTATTTTTATAGTGTTATTTAAAAAAACTTGAAATTTTGATTCGTTATTCAAACCTTTGTAATCCATTCCAAAACTCCTCCAATGATAAAAAACACCTAAACATACTTTAGCTTGTCTAGATGTTAATACCTTATAATATTAATTATTTACCCGAAGAAGGAATCATCGTTATTATTTTGTTCTTCTTTGTTTTTCTTCCTCGCCTGCTCCGTAATAAACTGAAAATAACTCTCTAGCTGCTTAATCTCCTCTGCCCCCATGTTTCTCCATTTCTCTATATCGAAGAAACCGGATTGGTCGATACCATATTCTTTAACCAGGCGATTGATTTCAGCCAATGAATCAAAATCATGATTCCTATCATATGTTGGTTGGTTAGATTCTCCTGTTAAATAGTCCATCGAGACTCCATATTTATTAGATAACTTTTTAAGTATCTCTATAGAAGGTTCGTTTCGCCCCTGTTCGTAATAACCATAACCACTTTCCGTGATACCTAAGTAATCCGCAACATCTTTTTGTGTAAGTTTATTTTTCTTTCTTAGTTCTTTTAATCTTATACTTACATCTACCATCTCTCGATCATCCTTTATACTAGCGTAACTATATTGTACAACATATAGTTGGGCATTTATATTAATACAACGAAAAATTGTAAAAAATGTTGACAACAACAAAATGTTGGGTTAAGATAAAAACAACAAAACGTTGGGAGGTGACTTCATGAAAAAAGAAAAGCGATGGATCCTAATTGAATTAAGAAAAAATATGTCTATGTCACAAAAAGATGTTGTTACTACTTTGCGTGAAGACTTTGGAATCAAAATAACTGACAGTTATTATGGCATGATTGAGCAGGGGGTAAGAAACCCAAGCCTGAAATTGGCTCTATCAATAGCCAAGATTTTTAACTCTAATCCAGAAGAAATTTTTTTTAAACAGAAATACAACAAAACGTTGTGTGGTCGGGAGGTGATCTAACTGCCTATCGATTCGCATTGGATACAAATTCCTAAATATAAAAGGGAGAAATCAATATGAATCAATTAACAAAAGTATTTGATGGCCACGAGTTAAAAATTGTTGAGTTAGAAAATGAACCTTGGTTTGTTGCCAAAGATGTGTGTGACATTCTATCTATTTCAAAATACCGAGATGCAGTCTCTCGACTTGATAATGACGAAAGGGGGTCGGTTAAAGTGGACACCCCTGGAGGACTTCAACAAGTAAGTGGAGTTAACGAGTTCGGTCTTTACAACTTAGTATTATCTAGTCGCAAACCTGAAGCCAAACAATTCAAGCGCTGGATTACCCATGAAGTAATTCCTTCAATCAGAAAAACAGGTTCCTATGAATTAGAACAACCTAAAAGCCAATTAGAAATTTTGCAAGGCGCAGTTAACGAAATAGTTAGCCAAGATAAAAGAATCACGAACCTGGAAGAAACCATGCGCATTGATGGTGGACAAGAATTCCAGATTCGCTCTAAAGCAAACTCTGTTGTTATTGAAGCTTTAGGTGGCAAAGAATCACCTGCTTACAAGCAATTAAACAGAAAAGCTTTTTCCGAGTTTTGGAGAGAATTCAAAAAACATTTCTCTCTTCCTAGATACGGTGATTTACCTAAAAAACAATTTGAAGATGGATTGCGTTTTATCGGAATGTGGCAACCATCTACCGGTTTAAGAATTGAAATCGAAACAACAAACGATGAGGGTGATCTAAATGAAAGACATAAAACCACCAAAAATTAGTCATGAAACAAAATTGACCATTGTTCGTTTTTTTGCCGAACATTCAGCACCAAAAATAATTACTAAGAAAAAGAACAAGGAACAAGACGGTGACCAGGAAGCCGTCTAATTTAATCCTATCAATCTAATTACTTATTAATGGTAGAAGGGAGGTGGTGAAAAATGGCAAAAGGTAGTCGAGCTGCAAATACACTTAAGAATTCACGAAAAAGTACAGGGAAAACCCAACAGCAACTTTCAATGGAAACTTACTTATCCCGCGAAGCAGTTTGTAAGCAGGAAAATGGAGAGTACAAGGTTCAGCCGGAAATGGCGCAGCACTTTATGGATCAATATAACAACCCATGGGTGGCGTTGGAAGCTGCGGAAGAATACGTCGGATGGGGCGTTACCCGTTTAGATGGACGAGCTGCAGACCTACATAGAAGTTCCGTTAAGGACAAGACAGCAGAAGAGTTGGAAGAAGCACTCGAAGCCATTAAGCGAGTCAAAACGTCATTAAATCCTGATTTTGTTGAAAGCTTTCAGGTACAAGAAATTAAACAATCTGTTCAAGAAATGATGGATGTTGTGACAGCTGGAGTGAACTGGATAGCAGTTGTTTGTGATGAATACAAATTAAATTGGTCCGAACAGTGGGATGAACATCATAGAAAACTAAAATCTCGTGATTATGTTAGGAGCTGATTGATATGAATTTTGAAGACCAGTTTTTACCTGAGGATATTGAAAGAGCGAAACAAGAGCGTGCATGTGGAATTTACTTAATTGAGCCAATGAAGCTTGAGTTTGAATATGGGAATTTTGAATCCGTTGAATACTTTTACCAGGACTTAAAGAAGACGTTAAACACACTTAATTATATGAGAAATAACAAAATCATTAGTGATCGAGAAAAGCACCAAGTGATGGTTAAAGCCGTTCCACTAAATCCATTAACGATGCAACACATCTTGAGGATGAAGGGGAAAAATGGTTATGAATGATAAAGCAGTTGACCGTTGGATGTATTTCTTCTCTGTATTGATGTTCATTGTTTGGCAAGTTGTTATCCGTCTAAATGCATAAAAAATCAGCAAGCTATTTAGCTTACTGATTTCTATGGAATAACTAGTGAATTAAATTTACCACAAATGAATAAAAACGGCAAGGTCTGGCTTTGCCGTCATGCCTGGGAATGATGATTACCTCCTATTAACAAATTGCGTCTGTTTAAGATGGTCGAGTGTCTAATTCCCCTTCATTTCTGAATGTTTATTTGCCATACATTCCCGGGCATGACGGTGCAGCTAGGCACCATAAAAAAAGAGCGACTCCACAAAATGTGAGAATCGCTCCCTTAGAAAATATTGCTAAATATATTTTCTCACAGCTTTGTTCAAAAAACAATATGAAAGGAGTGTGAACCAATTGCTAGTGCCTCATAAGGTTATTATTCCAGGTCAAATCGCTAATCTACGTGATCAGGACACCAATTTATTTTTTAATCAATTAAAGAATTGGTTGATAACTGCTTATCCAGATTATGAATTGATTGCAGTTGAGGGCAAAATTGCACACTGTCAGCCCAAAAAACTCACTTTACTTTGATGGTTTGTACTATTCTATGAAGATCTCATCATTTCATGACCAAATTTTTAATAAAAGAGGTCGATAACCCAATGAATTATCTAAAGGAGATTAACGCCTTTTATGATTGGCTCGAAACAAACAAGCTTTCAGCATCAGACATTGTCTTATGGCATGCATTGATGCATATAAACAATAAAAGTGGATGGAGAGCACAGTTTGCGGTAGCCATATCAGTCCTGGAAATGAAAACAGGATTAACTAGGCGAACGATTGAACGTTCAAGAAATCGCTTGTACCAATGTGGGTTAATTGAATGGAAATCTAGAAAAGGAAATCAGGCTGCAGTTTATAAGATGAAAAGTTTAGACGGTCATAAAGTCGCACAAAATGACGTGCAACCTGTCGCACAGTCTGACGTACTATCTGTCGCACAACCTGTCGCTATTACTAAACCAAACGAAACTAAACATAAACAAAACAAAGACCTATCCTATTCGCGTGTTATTCAAACAGCTCAGGAATACTTTATGGTTCTTAGTCCAAAACAGCAAATGACCTTAGATAGCTACATTGATGACTTAGGAGAAGAGTTGGTACTTGAAGCGATGAAAAGAGCCAAAAGGGAAATGAAAAACTTTGATTATGCAGCTGGTGTATTAAGAAAATGGTACCAAAAAGGAATTAAGTCATTGGCCAATGTTTTTAAAGACGATAACCAGTTTGAACAATTCAAGCATAAAAAACAACAAAAAGGACAAAAAGTATCAGGTGATTATTCGCATTTATTCTAGGTGGTGAGTTTTTGAAAAATATAGCAAACTTAATAGGATCTATCGATAAAGTTGGTGAACGGACTTGTGAAGAATGCGGTTCTACTGTCCCCATTTATCAACGGACGGATTCAGAAGGAAATGTTCATAAGCATTCAATCTGCCTAAGATGTGATAACAATATTTTGATAGCTAATCTACCAAGCAAAGAAGATGTTCCAAAAAAAAGGTTGGAGTCTTGGGTGAAAAATCATGAACACGTGGACGAAAGTATAAAGCATGCTTCTTTTGCTACATTTAAACCAACTACAGACTCCCAACATGATGCAAAGAGACTTTCAATGGGATATGCTAAAAAATTTGGAGAGTTTGAGAAGAATCATTCGATTTTGTTCAAAGGTGATGTGGGTATAGGTAAAAGCCATTTAGCCTACAGCATTGCAAGGGAAGTAAAAAGAAAGGGCTATTCAGTATTATTTATTCCTGTACCGAACCTTATGAACGCAATTAAAGCAACCTATCAATCTAATTCTCATGAGTCTCAAGAGGATTTTATGAGTTTTATAGGTGAATTGGACTTACTTATTCTCGATGATATTGGGTCAGAATATGTGAAAGTAGATCCCAATGGTTTTGAGTCCTGGGCAGCTGATATATTATTCCAAATCACTAACATTCGCCAAAATAAGCCCACTATTTACACAACCAACTACACAAGTGCTGAAATGGAGCAAAAATACGGGCGACAATCCAAACGTATTCTTTCCCGTATGTTGTCTGGTGCAGAAGTAATTACCTTTGAAAGCAAAGATATGCGAGTGGAGGTGATGGATTAATGTGTCCTTTATGCAACGGGCGTGGTGTTATGTGGGTTGAAGTTGCGATTGGATGTGCTCAGGTTGAGAAATGTCCTGACTGCGAACCAAAGTCCAGGGAGCAACTAGATAAAGAGTTAGCTGATTTCAACAAAAGATTAAGTGATGCAATTTATAAGCACGAGGTGAAAGCATATGCCGGTATACATAGCTCATGATGAACGCAGCTTAGATTGGAAACCGGCTGAACTAAATGAATTTGAAGAATTGTGGAATTCAGGAGAGCCTTTACACGATATAGCCAAAAAATTAAATAGACCTCAGATTGAAATTGCTTTAATTATTCTAGATCGAGCAGATAAGGGTCATATAAATCCACGAGAAGGAGGGGTTTTTGGTAATGCTTTTAAGAGTAAAAGTTAACGACTTCCAATTCAGTGCTGTTCCAGTCACGGATAAAATCATTGTTTCAGAAATTAGTTCAGGAGCGAGATTTTTTGAAACTCCTATCCCTAAAGAGGTTAAAGGCTTTGAATCTACCATGACATTTTTAGAAATCTCGATAGGGGCAAGGATTCTTATGATAATTAAAAAATTAGGGGGAAGAAGTTATGCAAAAGGAAGTCAGACGTTTAAAAGAGTTTGCTGTTAATGAATACGGAGAACAACCACCAATCACCAAAGTTGATACAGAATGGCTCAAAGAAGATATAAGTGACACCCTGTATTAAGAAACATATTTAAAAGAAAGGAGAAATCACATGCTTGAATCCATTCATGGACCAGTTAAGACTTATTATTTAACACCCGAAGAATTGGCAGAGCGACAGAAAGGAAGAGCTGTGAATCTGTTTCATCGTAAGAAAGCTAAACGTCAACAAAGGCAAGTGGATTACAGATGGCCAAAATCTAGACAGAAAGGGTGAAAGTATGTCAAAGGAATACGCCGTTTATCGTGGGGAAGAAGTTATTTGCATTGGTACTGAGCAAGAATGTGCAGCAAAGATGGGAATTAAGTTGCTAAGCTTTCGCCATTACACCATGCCTTCCTACAAGAAACTGAGAGCCAAGGCCAAAAATCCTGATAAATGGATAATGGTGATTAATCTAGATGATGAGGATTAGACAGAAAATGCGAAGGAGGAAAACAATGAAAGAAGTAAAATATGAGGATTGGATTAAAGGAATTAAAGAATTAAATAAAGGACAACCTGATTTGATGGACTTAGTGCAACAGCAAATTGATTCTTATGAAGCGGATAAAAACAAAGATTATGCTGTTATTGATTCAAGGAATAATGCGATTTATTTTGAAGGAACACAATGGGAATGTATGAAGTTTCTAAATACAAACTATCCCGAGAATGAAATTGGTTCTGAACATATGAAGGTAGGGATTAATTGGTCAATAAACTAATTCGCATTTCGACCAGAATATGACATATTTAAAATAAGAGAGGGTGATGTTGTGAAGTGCCCTACGTGTAAACACAAGATTACTAAAGTCATTGATTCAAGGCCGTTCGGAAGAGAAATTAAGAGGCGAAGAAAATGTCCATCCTGCTCAATTCGATTTAATACTTATGAGTACGTTGATACAGAAAGCATACCTGAATCTGCAGCAAGGGAGGCGAAGTAATTGGAACAGGTGGATATTTATGAATACTTTGGTACAGAAAGTGATCCGTTGTTCCAGGAAATAAATCAGCTAGAGAATGGTGGTTACATAGAGCTGGAACAAGGGATTATTAGGAAAAATGAGCTTGGAATATATGAGATTGAAACTGAGGATATCCATGAGGCATCAAAAAGTCCAGTTAAAGTATATGAGAAGTTAGCAGAAATGATAAACGAAAAAATTATGTTCCAAGAGACATAAATAAAAAAGCCGAAAGCGTGGCTCCCGACTTTGGTCATCCTAAATCTATTATAACATGGGGGCCTGCTTCGTGCGATTAGAAGATGTTAATGTAGATACAAGTTCAAAGAAAATGGAAATCGATATAGAAGGAAATAAGCCGTTTTGTGTCGTATATTGTAATGGGAAAGCAAGGAAAACTTATTTGCCTGATCATGGTGAAACAAAAGTGATTACTCACCAGGGGAGGGTAAAGAGGTTGAAGTTTGATGAGGGGGAGGAGTTTTGACAAGGAAAATAGTCACTAGTTTTTTTATAGTTATTTTATCTGTTTGCTTAACTGATATTACGGCACAATCACACCCAGGTAATACTGATTCAAATGGCGGACATACTTGTAGGACTAATTGTGGGCAATACGGGCTTAATTATGGAGAGTATCATTACCATAATGGTGGTTCTAATAATACAAATAGTAGTAACGATTCAAGTTCTTCATGGTATTACGAAAGTCAAATCGAATCATTTAAAGAGGAAATAGACACCCTAGAAAGACAATTAAACAATTTACGTAATACAGTTACTGATAAAAATAGTGAAATTGAAAAACTTAAAACAGAAAATACATCACTAAAAAATAACCTCAAAACATACAAAAATAAGGAAAATAGTTTAAAAAAAGATAGAAAACAATTAGAAAATGAGAAGAAAGAATTAACCCAAAAGCAAAAGAAATTTACTATTGTTAAAGAACAATTTACCAAAGAAAAAGAAAATATTAAAAAGTCGCTTGCTGAAAAAGAAGAGGCATTAGCAAAAAGGAACAATGATATGCAACGATTAAAAGAACAGAATCGAATAAATATTTTATATTCCGTTCTGATAACTTCGGCAATTATGTTAATACTATATTTTTCTCTCAGAAAAATTTATCTTTATTATCACAATGAGGATGAATAAAACTAATTTAAAAAGTCTTACCAGCCCACTGGAGGACACTGATTAAGTTAGCTGTTTATGCAGCTGCTTTATTGGTGTCCTTTTTTATTGGAGGTGTCGATATGTTTTGGATGAGTTTATATATGCTTGCTGGTGCTGCAGTAGCTGTTTGGCATGATAGCACGGAATACATCTACGAGGATGACACAGAAGAAACGATTTACATGTTTATTTTGCTCTTTATCACGATGTTGTGGCCTATATTTCTACTTTGGAAGTTGGTGAGAAAACTTTGAAATATATCTATCAGTGGACAGTTAGTGAATATCGGAAAGATAGACGCAGAGGCCCTTTATCACCTATAAAGAGAAGCAAGTACGTTCAAACCTTATTTAATGAAAGTGAGAACCTTTTAAAAGGGAAGGGGAATGATTGATGCAAATCTCATTTAAATTGCCTGAAATTAACCGTGAAGAAACAAAGAAAGCTGTTGAAGAAGCACTCACAAAGTATCAAATGTTCTTGCTTATGGAGCCGGAAGAACTTTCACCAAAAATAACAGCATCTTTCACTTTAGCTCCTCCAACAAACACCAACGAATTTCACTCCAAGACCGAAGATTTAGCTGTGAAGCGACTGGACCAAGAGATTACTAGACATCGTTACCTGAATAAGATAAGACAGGCTGTAAACCGATTAGCTTTTAATGAAAGGTCAGTCATCATTAAACGGTATTTAGAAAGTGATGATGTGTTCGACTATGAAGTTTACAATGAATTAGGCTTTAGTGAGCGTAAGTATTATAGATTGAAGTCAAGAGCCTTTTATAAATTGGCATTTATCCTGAAAATTGAGGTATATGAAGAGAAGGTGAAATCATCATGAACTTTGTCCAGCCGATAAGAGACCCGGAAGTGATAAGAGCAATCAAACAATACCTAAAGGAAAAGAATGAACGAAATTATATGTTATTTCTTGTAGGTATTAATAGTGGCCTGAGAATTTCAGATATTCTACCATTAAGAGTTAGTGATGCAAAAAGGCCATATTTTAGTTTACGAGAGAAGAAAACCAGAAAGCAAAAGCGAATTGATATGCCACCTTCACTAAGAAAAGAATTAAAGGCTTACGTGGAAGGGAAAGAAGACTATGAGTACCTTTTTAAAAGCAGAAAGGGTATTAATAAACCAATTGGCCGCAGCATGGCGTATAAGATCTTGAGAGATGCTGCAAAGTATGTAAGTTTAGATGAAATTGGCACTCATACATTAAGAAAAACCTTTGGGTACCATTTTTACAGACAAACAAAAGATGTGGCCATGCTCCAGGAGATATTCAATCATTCAAGTCCATCCATTACCTTAAAGTATATTGGGATTAACCAGGACAACTTAGATAAGGCTATGAAGGAATTTAAGATATAAGCTCATCAAAAATGATGGGCTTTTAATTTTGACTTTTTTCGCTATCAATCTACCAATTTATCCCTTTTTCTTGTACAATGAATCATAATAGAAAGATGTGTCATTCATTTTAGGTATTTTAGGTGTATGTATGAGTATCAAGGGTTTTGAGCGTTGGCTGAATGTAACACTATATAAGATATGGGTAATTACATGTTAAGGAGTGAGTAGTGCTTACATGATAAAGATTAATTATAGAGGCGAAGAATACTCATGGGAAGAATGGGAAAAACATTATGATGATTTTGCAGAGCAATTGGATATTCCTAATAACTTCTTAAATAATCCTTGGATAATTGATTACATGTTGGTTTTTAATAAAGGTTATTCAATATCTTTAGAGATGCTAAGAGAATTGTATTATGTAATAACTAGTGCTAGATTTAATTTATATATCAATTAAACGTTAAGATTTATGAGAGTAGTTTAATTGGACCAGGAAATAACTATATGTCTCATCAATGGTTAAGAGCAGAATATCTCAAGAATTCCATTTTAGGATATAATTCGATTGAAGATTATACATATCAAATAATATGGTTTGCATTTGATATACATGGTGAGCATATTAGAAGCCAGGAAGATTATAATAGAATTCTTAAATTATGTAATTATAGAAACTTAAATAAAATGCTTGAAAAAAATAAGGAAGCTAAAGAATTAAAGGACATAATTGATACTTATCGTTTTAGTAATGAAATCATATACTTAAGGGATACTCTGGCTAATAATTTGAAACACAGAGGCAATCTTAGGTTTTATGGACTGGAAAGACCCAAGGCTGGTTATGGGGAGAAAAATGAACTGGGAGAATTAGTCTTTGATTCAAAATGGATTCAACCTGTTACGGTAGATATCGATGAAACCATTACAAAGCTTGCTAATATACACAAGAAAGCTTTGAAGTTTGTTAATGATGTAATAAATTATATTGATTTTTTTAATCAATTTGATCAAGAGGCACTGGAAGACGGGGATTTAAAGCCTACTTTTACAAAGTTTCACAAGAAATTAAACTTTTATAAATAAAGCGGCAGACTTTTGGCAGAAAAAAGGCAAGAAAAATACACATAAATGAGTTATTATGATATTGAGTTAAAATAATGAGTTCATCAGCCACTTATCCATAGGATGGGTGGTCCTTTTTATACGATGTAATTTACATTGCTTACTAGATACTCGGCTGGCAGTTTCCTCCTGCTGTTGGCTAGGTGGTTATTGTGATATATTAGGTGTAAGAATTAAAACGGTGGAGGTGTTGGAATGGAAATAACGGAATACAAAAACTGTTTTAAAATTAAACCAGTAGCCGGAGAGTCTGATTTACAAAGATTAGGTGAATTGTACGGCGGGGTGCTAAAACTTGATGCTGGATTATGGCCAAATGAGTTTTGGTATCATACAAATTGCGAACGTGAAACATTAGAAAAATCAATTTTAGTAGACTTGCTTAACTAAGCACATGTATTATTATATTAGGTTAAAATTAATGAGTTCTAAGCCACTTGCGGTTGCAGGTGGCATTTTTAGCAGGAAAATATCTCTTTTTGTCGAAATGGTTCGATGAAAAGGAGGAAAAACGTTAAAAAATGATTACTTATTTAAAACAAACAGTGATTCTATCAATGTCCATATTTATCTTCGTTAGTGCAATAATTCTAGCTTTAAAAAATTTCAATCTTACCTCTGAAGATTATACAATTGTAGCATCTATAATTGGTGGTGCTGTAGGAGGTGCATTAACCTTAGTGGGTGTTAAGGCAACTATAGATAATCAACGCAGAAAGGATTTTGTTGATTCCTATCCTTTAATAAAGAGCAATGGCGAGGAAATAAAAAACCAATTAGAGGGTTTTATACAAGGATTAATTCATTTTAGAAACTTTGAAGAAGCTTCCAATAAGAAAAATGCGGCTGAATATGTAAAAATGTTTACAAATAGGTATCTAGAAGAGATGCTTGGTAAGTCTATCCATTGTGGAGGACTTATCTTTAGTAATGTTATGACAGTAAAACAAACACTTATTAAGATTAACAATTATGTAACTGATAGTTCCGAAACAAGACAGGATGAAGGTGGAGGGGTTTTCACCGAATATAATATATCTGAGGAATTCTTTTTTGAACAAATTAATATAATTGAAAACTGTATTAAAGTAATAAAAACTGAATTAGAAAACGCAGAAATAAAGTTTCATAAATGGAGCGATGTGAAATGAAGCACCCACAGCGGTGCTTTTTCTTTTGCAGGAATATAAACTCTTTTGTTGAAGAAGGTATTTGATGGGAGGGACAAAAATGGATTATAGAGAATTCAAAACACTAACCAAAGATGTAGTAGTCGAAAATGGTATAAGTGAGAGTATTATAAATGATTTTATAAAAACATCTGAAAGACTTCAATTAGAACAAGGTTTAAGAAATTTTTATCCTCAAGGGTTGTTTGTTTACGGTAATTTAGTTTTATATTTTATTTATGATGACAAAATTATAAAAGTTGACTTCAATGACGGATACTTTAAATTATCCACTTATAATATTAATAATATCGAGAAGTTAACTTTAGAAATGAAAGCAGGAAGTGATTTAGAACGCGGATTATCCATAGCTTTCCAAGGTATAGAAGATTATATTTTTTTAGAATCAATATCTGACACAAATTCAGCGTGGGCATATAAATTTGCTAAAACCATTGAAGAAATTTATATACTCTTAAAAACAGCATCCTAACGGGTGCTTTTTCTTTTGCTCAAAAAAGAAATGACTACTGATGAAAACACAGGGGAGTGAACTATATCGGAGATGAGGTGGTATTATGAAACAAGTAAATCCATTCTATAAATCTAAGAGATGGAAACGAAAGAGAGAAGTCATTCTTAGGCGAGATGAATATCAATGCAGACACTGCAGGAGATATGGAAAGGTGACACCTGCAGCAACAGTACATCATATCTATCCGTTGGAGGATTATCCAGAGTACAAACTAACAAACATCAATCTATTAAGTCTGTGTAATACATGCCATGAACAGATGCACGACCGATACACGAATGAGCTTACTGACATAGGCCTGAAATGGGTAGAACGCATAAAAGACAAGGTCCCCCACCTCTTACACTTTTGAAAATATATCCGGGGTACCGGTGGAGGGGAACTTTTTCCAATAGTGCGGTTCTCCAGAAAAAATTTTTTGGGAGGTGAAAAGACGATGGCAAAAGTACCAACTAAAGAAACGATAAAGCGAAGAACAATCTCTGACATGAAAAAGTTAGGTGTTCATAAATCCCAGTATAATCGGCTGATTGACATATATTCTGAACTGGTTCATCAGTACTTAACTTTGAATGAAAAGTTTGAAGAGGGTGAATACGAAGTTCAAGTTTTTACAGCTGCAGGTGGTGCAAAAAAATCACCTATTGTTGCAACCCTGGAAAACTTGAGAAAAGATATTTTAGCATACTCCGATCGTCTTTGCCTAAATCCAAAATCCCTGGAGAACGTTACCGCAGAAAAAGAAAGTAAATCAAAGCTTGCCGGGGTTTTGAGTAGGCTCGAATGAGTAAGCATGCGAATTATGATGTGGTCATGGAGTATGCTAAAAGCATTATTAAGGGTAAAAAGATAGCGGGTAAAGAAATCGTACAGGCCTGTTATCGATTTTTAAACGATCTGAAAAATAAAGAGTATGATTTCAATCCAAAAGATGCTGAATTTGTAATACAGATTATCGAAAAAACATTTGTGCATGACCAGGGAGAAAACTTAGATGGCACACCATTACGTGGTGTGCCATTTTTATTGGAACCGTGGCAAAAATTTATTATATATAATTTGCTCGGTTTTTTTAAAAAGGGTACTAAAATTAGACGCTACAAGGAAGCGTTTATTTATATCCCACGGAAAAATGGGAAAACAAGGTTTGTTGCAGCATTATCGTGGTCAATGGCTCTACTGGAAAGAAAGTCTGGTTCAAAAGTCTATATCGTTGCCGCATCTGCTAAACAGTCCCAGCAAAGTTTTAATTTCATAGATTTTAATTTATCTCAAATGGGAGAAAGAGAAAATTTTAGGGTGCTTAATAATAACCAGGAACATTCAATCAACGGTGACTTAGGTGATGGTTCCATATACATTGAAGCACTCGCTGCCAATCCAGATAGACAGGACTCATTAAACGGTAACATTCAAATACTGGATGAGTTGCATGCTTACAAAAATGCAAAGCAGTATAACGTTATTAAAGAAATGGGAAAAGCTTATACAAATAAACTGGCAATTGGTATAACTACTGCCGGAGATAATATGACAAGCTTCTGCTATCAGCGTTTGCAATATTGTAAAAAGATTCTTGATAAAACGGTTTCTGATGAAGCCTACTTTGTCTTCATTGCAAAAGCGGATGAGGATGAAAATGGCGATGTAGATTATACAAGCGCAGAACAGCATGAAAAGGCCAATCCAAACTATGGTGTGACCATTCGGCCGGAAGATATCATGAATGATGCATTGCAAGCACAAAACGATCCGCAGCAGCGTAAGGATTTTTTCGCAAAATCCATTAATATTTATACAGCTGCCATGAAAGCATATTTTAACATAGAAGAGTTCAGAGCGTCTGATAGAAAATACAAATGGACGCTTGAAGAATTAGTCAAACTACCGATTGATTGGTATGGCGGAGTTGATTTGGCAAAACTACATGACTTAACCGGAGCAGCACTATATGGGTCTTATGAACATGAAGGCGAAGAGATTGATATCATCATACCGCATGCGTGGTTTCCTATTGTGGCTGCACACCACAAAGCCGACGAAGATAATATTCCACTGTTTGGCTGGAAAGATGACGGTTGGCTATCAATGTCAAACGCGCCTATTACGAATTTTGATGAAGTCGTCAACTGGTTTGTTAGCATGAAACAGATGGGATTTAAAATTAAACAAATTGGCTTTGACCGAAAGTTTGGCCAGGAGTTTTTCCTGAAGATGAAGCGAAAAGGATTTTCAATAGTGGACCAGCCTCAATACTTTTATAAAAAGTCACAAGGCTTTAGGCGGATTGAAACGAAAGCAAAAGACGGAAAGCTCTATTATCTCCATGCAGAACCATTTGAATATTGTGTACAAAACGTACAGGCTATTGAAAAAACAGATGACATGATTCAATATGAAAAAGTTATGCCGGAGCAGCGCATTGATATTTTTGACGCTGCAGTTTTCGGGGCCGTACGAAAAATTGAGAATATCGAAAAGTCTACTTCAGCAGCAAATTGGTTAGGAGGTGCTGCAAAATCAAATTAATAAAAGAAATACTAACGAAGATATTTAAGTTTATCAGGGATAATATAATTGAACTATTTTTGCTTATTGGAATTCTGATGGTTTCAATAGGCTTTTTTGTTTGGTCCGTTATTGCGGGATTCATAGCAACTGGATTGATGTTCATGGGTTTGGCCTTTCTTGTATATAAAGGGGGTGATTGATATTGGGATTCTTGATTAATAGGCGGAAAACCAGATCTGATACAGAAAATTGGTTCATGACACAGGATGCATACAATACATTGGCTATCCCTGGATATACAAGATTATCTGATAATCCAGAGGTTAAAATAGCAGCTCACAAAATTGCTGATCTCATTTCATCCATGACTATCCACCTCATGCAAAACACTGATGATGGTGATGTCAGGATACAAAATGAATTGTCCAGAAAAATTGATATTAATCCTTGCAGCCTTATGACACGAAAAGATTGGGTATACAACATTGTATATACTCTCTTGATCGACGGTGAAGGAAACAGTGTTGTTTATCCTAAAATGAAAGATGGACTAATTGACGAATTAATTCCTCTTCAGCCCTCAAAGGTATCGTATTTTGAAACGGAAAATGGTTATCGGATAAGATACAACGGCCGATTTTACAATCATGATGAAATTATCCATTTCACCATTAATCCGGACCCAGAAAAGCCGTACAAGGGAACCGGATATAAAGCAGTTCTGAAAGATATTGTATACAACCTTAAACAAGCTGGGGCAACAAAGAAGAGTTTTATGAGTGGAAAGTATATGCCTTCTCTCATCGTTAAAGTTGATGCAAATACAGCTGAATTATCCAGTCAGGAGGGAAGGGATTCTGTTTACAATAAGTATTTGGAATCAGCCAATGCTGGCCAACCTTGGATTATTCCGGCTGAATTATTAGAAGTGGAATCGGTTAAGCCGTTATCACTGAAAGATATTGCGATAAATGAATCCGTTGAAATAGATAAGAAGACCGTGGCAGGCATCCTGGATGTTCCTGCTTTTTTTCTTGGAGTTGGAAAATACAACAAAGATGAATACAACAATTTTATTAATTCACGGATTCTTCCTTTTGCGAAAGGATTGGAACAAGAATTAACCAGGAAACTGTTAATCAGTCCAGATATGTATTTTAGGTTTAATCCCCGGAGTTTATATGACTATGACCTTACTGAATTGGCGGATGTTGGAGCGCATTTGTACGCTAACGGTTTGATGTGGGGAAACGAAGTCCGGAATTGGATAGGGCTTTCACCGAAAGAAGGGCTTAATGAACTGGTTATTCTTGAGAATTATATTCCAGCAAATATGATAGCACAGCAAAATAAATTGAAAGGTGGTGATGACAATAGCGAATAGAGATGAAAAGCAAATTAGAAGTCTTGCTTCGGATTTAAAAACGAGGGCTGAGGACGAAAAAAAGGTTATTGAGGGTTACTTTGCGGTTTTTAATTCCGAGACTGAGCTATTTCCAGGTGCCTATGAAGAAATTGACCCAGGCGCTTTTGACAGCACCATGAGTAATGATATCCGAGCATTAATCAATCATGATACTGGATTAGTCCTTGGTCGTAATAAATCTGGGACCCTTAGTTTAGAAGTGGATAGCAGGGGGCTCTGGGGGATTATTAAGATTAACGAAAATGACAGTGATGCTGTTAATCTATATGAACGCGTTAAACGAGGAGATGTTGACCAGTGTTCATTTGGGTTCAGGATCATCAATGAAGAAACAGATTTCCGTGATGATGGAACTGTTAAATGGATCTTAAAGGAAATTGATTTACACGAAGTATCTGTCGTTACGTTCCCTGCATATGAAGCTACTGGTGTACAAGCTAGGAAGAAAGAAGTTGAGCAGCATGAAAAGCGCAAATTGGAGCAACGAAAAAATAAATTAAAGGAGCGATTGAAAGATGCCACTAAAAAAACTGATGATTCAGAAGAAGATTGATCAAAGGAAAGCTTCATTAAATGAGCTTCTTAAAAGGGATGATGAATTTGCTACCCGATCTGCTGAATTGGAAGAATCCATCAACGAAGCTAAAACTGAGGAAGAAGTATCCACCGTAGAATCGTCTATTGAAGAATTGGAAAATGAAAAGCAAGAACACGATGATAAAAAATCAAAGCTGGAGGGTGAAATCAGTGAGCTTGAAGAGGAACTTGAAGAACTGAACAGCAATGAACCTTCCAATCCAAAACGTACAAACAATCAAAAGGGGGAGACAAGAGATATGAACCGTCTACAAGTAAGGGAGCTATTAAAAACAGGAGAATACTATGAGCGCAGTGAGGTTAAAGAGTTTTATGATAATTTTAAAAATTTGCGCGCTGTTTCCGGTGGGGAGCTTACCATCCCGGATGTAGTGGTCAATCGTATCATGGATATTATGGGTGATTATACTACTCTTTATCCACTCGTAGATAAAATACAGGTAAAGGGCACAACCCGTATTTTAGTTGATGCGGATACTTCTGCAGCAACTTGGATGGAACAATCTTCTGCACTGCCTCAAGGCGATGTAGGAACAATTACAGATGTAGACTTTGACGGATTCAAAGTTGGAAAAGTAACGTTTGTAGATAATTATCTCCTACAAGATTCAATTATTAATCTAGATAGTTATGTAACTCGTAAAATTGCTCGTGCTATTGCAAAAGCTTTGGACAAAGCTATTGTCAACGGAACTGGCTCAGGTGACAAACAACCAGCGGGTGTTATTCCAAATCTGCCTTCCGAAAACAATGTAGGTGTTACAGCAGATGAAGATTTACTCAAAAATCTCGTAAAACAAATTGGCCTTATTGATACTGGTGATGATAGCGTTGGTGAAATTGTTGCTGTCATGAACCGTAAAACATACTACAATCGGCTGTTTGAATTTAGTGTGCAAGTGGATTCTAGCGGTAATGTAGTCGGAAAATTACCGAACCTATCACAGCCTGATTTACTAGGTCTACGTGTTGTATTTAACAACAATCTAGAAGAAGACGAAGTGTTGTTTGGTGAGTTTCAGCAATACACACTTGTTGAACGCGAAAACATTACGATTGATAGTTCACAACATGCGCGATTCACAGAAGATCAAACCGCATTCCGTGGAAAAGGACGATTCGATGGTAAACCAGTTAAACCATCAGCATTTGCTCTTGCTACGATTACTGATCCAGCTGCATAATTGTTGAGAATTTAATTGGAGGTGTATCTATGAGTTATCTAGTTTTGAAGAATTTCAGGGACATTGACGATAATATGCATCATTATCATGAAGGGGACAATTACCCAAGAGAAGGATATGAACCTAGTGAAGAGCGAATTAAAGAATTGTCTAGTAAAGAGAATAGAGTAAAACGAAAATTAATTGTTAAGGTTGATGAACCTCAAGAAAATAAGCTATCTGTAGATGATTCTGGTGAAAATGAGAAGTTTCCTAAACACACTGGTGGCGGTTATTATGAACTATCCAACGGTGAGAAAATTCGTGGAAAGGAAGAAGCCATTGCAGCTGAGAATGCGTTAATTGAAGAAGTGAAAGAAGATGATGAATAATGGAATCTCAGGCTCTAGAATTAGTAAAAGCCAGGTTAGGAATTAGTACAACGGTGCGCGATACGTATCTTCAAGAAATTATCAAAGGTGTAGTAACTGAATTAGAAGAGACTAAAGGGTTGGTGCTGGATAGTACCAACTCTTTTCATTTAATGTTTGTGGTCGATTTATCAACCTGGCGTTATCAAAATAAAGATAGTATGGACGCAATGCCCAGACATCTTCAATTTCGTTTACACAATCTGATTATTAACGGTGGTTCAAATGTATAACCATGAACTGGTGTTAATTAAACAAACGGTTGTTACGGATGACTTAGGTAATCAAACAATAGAAGAATCCAGAAACACTGTGCTTTGTAAGGTTAATTCGATTGGGAGAAATGAGTTCTATGAAGCTGCCACACATGGAATGAAGCCAGAAATTGAATTCGTTATACATGGTTATGAATACGAAGATGAACAACAAGTGGTATTTGAGGGTGCGGAATATAAGGTAATCCGTACTTATAAAGAAGATTTTGAAGAAGTCGAACTAACATGTGAAAAGAGTGATCGGTAATGATTGATATTGAGAAAGAAATCACACAAGCATTAACCGAATATACGAGTGAAGTAGAAGAAGGGCTTGCTGAAGCGCAATACGAAGTAGCAAAGGATACAGTTAAAGAACTGAAAAGGACAAGTCCAGTAAATACGGGTGCATATAAGAAAGGTTGGAATCGAAAGAAAACTAAAACAGGTCAAGCTGTCTACAACCGAAAGAAACCGCAGCTTACACACCTGTTGGAAAAAGGTCATGCTAAGCGTGGCGGGGGTCGGGTTAGTGGTCAGAAACATATAGAACCTGCAGAGGAAAAGGCAATTAAAGAATATGAAGAAAAAGCAGAAAAGGTGATCGGGGGATGACTTTACAGGAACTTGTGTCCATATTAAATAGCACAGGATTACCGGTTGCCCATAGTCACTTCAAAAATACGGAATCAAGTCCAGCTCCGTCACCACCCTTTATCACTTATTTAGATGATGGAAGTGCCAACTTTTTCGCTGATAACAAGGTTTATGTACCTATTAAAAATCCGACAGTTGAATTATACACCGATAAAAAAGACTTAAGCGTAGAACAAAAGTTAGAAACAGCTTTAAATGATAATGGATTGCCTTTCGAACTTGAAGATGAAGTATGGATTGAGTCCGAAAGGCTTTTCCAACAAATTTATAATATTACACTTTAGGAGTGATAGAACATGCCAGAGAATAAAGTGGTATTTGGCCTGAAAAATGCTCATTATGCAGTTATTACTGAAGATGAGACTACAGGTGAATTGACATATGGAACACCTAAACCTTTACCAGGATCGGTGGAATTATCGTTAGAAGGACGTGGAGATCCGGCTGAATTCTATGCGGACGACATGCTTTATTATTCATCATCCAACAACCAGGGATATGACGGTACACTTACCATTGCTAAATTAACTGATGAATTTAAGCAAGAGGTATTGGGAGAAGAATTGGAAGAAACGGACAGCGTTCTAATTGAAAAGCAAAATGCAAAGCCGCAAAACTTTGCTCTTATGTTTGAATTTGATGGTGACCAGAAAGCAGTAAGGCACCTTCTTTATAATTGTTCAGCATCTCGTCCAAATGTTACGGGCTCAACCAGAACAAGTTCAAAAGAACCATCTACATCTGAACTGTCGTTTGTAGCGGCTCCACGAGAAAAAGATAAAGCCGTTAAGGTATCGACAACGGCAGATACAACGCAAGGGGTCTATGACACTTGGTATGAATCTGTCTATGAACCGGGAACAACAGCTGCCTAATGGAGGGATATAAATGGAAAAAACATTAACGATTGATGGAAAAAAAGTGCGGTTTAAATCGACTGCAGCAACACCTTTACGATATAAACAGCAATACGGAAGAGAGTTTTATGCGGATATTGTAAAACTGTTTCCTCTTTCCAAATTAGATTTAAAAAATATTGATAAAAACGATGTGGAAAGGATACAGGAAGCCTTTAGTTTAATTGAATTTGATATGTTTTATGGTATTCTTTGGGCGTTGGCTAAAACCGCAGACAACAACATTCCAGACCCTATGACGTGGTTGGATGGCTTCGACGAATTTCCTTTAATGGATATATTCCCAGAAGTTCAGGAGTTAATTGTTAAAAATCTTCAAAGCACTAAAAAAAAGTAGAAAAAAAGGAATCAGGAGGTAAACCACTTACTTCCGATTCCTTTTTATATATGTGCAGGCAAGTAGGTCTTGGTTGGGACGACATGGACAATATGACGATTGGCATGTGCATGGACTACATTGATGAGTATATTGAGCAGAAAAATCCTAACAGGACGAAAGTAAGACAAGCTACACAAGAAGACTTTGACAGCTTTTAAAGCCTATCTCCCATATCAGAAAGGCAGGTGAGGAGATGGCCAAACGGATAAAGGGTATTACCATTGAGTTGGAAGGGGAAACACGAGGTCTCGATAATGCTCTGCAAGATGTTAATAAAAGGTCTCGGAACTTAAACTCTGAATTAAGAGATGTTGAACGCTTGCTTAAATTTGATCCTGGTAATACAGAAGCGTTAGCGCAAAAACAAAGACTGTTGGCGAGTCAGGTTGAGAATACGTCTAACAAGTTAGATCAATTAAAACAAGCAGAAAGACAAGTACAACAGCAATTTGAACGTGGAGACGTTGGAGAAGAACAATACAGGTCCTTTCAAAGAGAAATCCAATTCACAGAAGCAGAATTACGAAAGTTTGAAAAACGTCTCGAATCTGTCGATGATGGTAAGGCTCTACAAAATACAGAAAAAGATATGAAGGATATAGATGAAGCAACAAATAAAGCTGAAAAATCAGCTAAAAATTTAGGAGATTCATTTAAAACCGTTGCGAAAACTGCAGCAGGAATAGGTGCGGCTGGAGCGGCCGGAATTGGTGGATTAGTTGAAGGTATGGAAGAATACAACACATCCATGGCAAGGCTAAAAACGAATGCGCAACAAGCTAACGTAAGCATGGATGATGTGAATGGAGCCTTCAAGCAAATGAAGGTGGTATCTGATGAGACGGACAGTTCTGTTGAAGCTGTATCAAACTTAATTGCAGCAGGTTTTGACCCATCAGGCATAACCGAAGCCACTAACGCTATTTCGGGGGCTGCCATAAAATGGTCAGATACCTTGAATGTTGAAGGTCTTTCAGACGGAATTCAAGAAACAATCGCATCAGGACAAGCAATAGGTCAGTTTGACGAAATGCTATCAAGATCAGGTATTAACGTTGATAAGTTTAACGAAAGACTTGCACAAACAACCTCCGCACAAGAGAGACAACAAATGGTCTTAGAAACCTTAACCAACTCCGGGCTTGCTGGTTACTTTGAAGAATATAGGGACGGAAATAAAGAATTAGTCGCTCAAAAAGAAGCACAGGAAAATTTAAATAGTGCATTAGGTGAGTTGTCTACCAACCTTTCACCTTTAGTAACGATGGTGAAAAACTTTGTTGCTGAAATCGTTGGTTGGGTGAATGAGAGTGTAGAACTTGTTAAGAGCTTTGATAGTGTAGGAGAAGGTTTGCAGGCGTTATTTTCACAATTGGCCGAGCAAGGTATGTCGATTATAACATCGTTGGTTGATAGTATTGTCCAAAACCTACCGATGTTGATGGAAACAGGGATGCAGATTTTGCAAAACATTATTCAAGGGATTATCACTGCCATACCAGAATTGTTGGAATTATGGCCGCAAATCATGCAAATGCAAGCTGAAAACCTTAATACTTTCCTGCCACAAATCATTCAGATGGGAATCATGCTCATTCAAGCATTGATTCAAGGTATATTAAATGCCCTCCCTAGTATTATGCAGGCGATTATCACATTGCTTACTACGTTGTTGAATGTGATTGTAGAAAATTTGCCCATGATCATTGATGCAGGTATTCAAATCTTGAATGCTTTAATTGATGGTATTGTAAACATGCTTCCTCAATTAATGGACATGGCGCTACAATTGGTGACTTCCTTAATCGATGTTTTAATTAAAAATTTACCCATGGTGATTGATGCCGGTATTAAAATTTTAAATGCTTTAATCGAAGGTGTTCTTGATATACTCCCTGAATTAATGGATACGGCTCTTGAGTTAGTTATGACCGTATTTAATGTGTTGATTGAGAACCTTCCAAAGATTATTGATGCGGGTATTCAATTATTAAACGCTCTTATTGATGGGATTGTCTCAATCTTGCCTGAATTAGTTTCACAAGGTGTACAGTTAATTATTGAACTGGTAGGAGCATTAATTGCTGAATTACCTACAATCATCGAGGCGGGTATAAAGATTCTTTTTGCACTCATTGACGGGTTGCTTGATGCAATACCTGATTTAATTGGGGCCATACCTAAAATTGTTGGAGCTATTTTTGATGCTTTTGGTGAAGTAGATTGGTTAGATATCGGTATAAACATCATGGAGGGCTTAAAAGATGGAATTTTAAATATGGCCGGTAGTGTGGTTGATGCGGCTAAAGGTGTAGTGGACAATGCTGTTGAAGGGGCTAAAAACCTTTTAGGAATAGCATCTCCTTCTAAGGTATTTCGTCAAATTGGTGAATATACAGGTGAAGGTCTAGAAATAGGGATAAAGGATATGGAAGGTAGAGTTGCAAGTGCTGGACAACGGTTAGCTGAATCTAGTGTGCCAAAGAATGCACCTGAATTTTCAGCACCAGAATCACAGTCAGCTGTTACAGGAAAAAATAGCAATAATACTGGCCAAAGTATCAACCAATATATCACAATCAACAGTCCTGAACCAACATCTCCGGCGGAAAATGCACGTAAAATGAAACAAGCAAGTAGACAATTAGCGATGGAATGGGAATGGTAGGTGATAGATAATGAGACGTTTAACTTATGAAAATAGTAGAGGTGAGAGCATTACTTTTTATCTATCACCTTTTTTGATTGTATCTTTAACAGGAATTGGCGAAGTGGATGCTGATTTACAAAGCCAAAAAGCACCTTATCAAGATGGAGATACACATATCGATACCGTATTGCAACCAAGGTATATTGAGCTGGAAGGTGCCATTACAAAAGTTAATTTAAAGGAAATCAAAAAGTATCGTAAAGAAATCTTACGTGTCTGTAATCCGAAATTAGGGCCAGGAAAAATTACATTTGAATTAGATGGAGATATCAAAGAAATATACGGTGCATTAGATGGTGTCCCAATGTTTCCCGAACGTAGTACAAATCCAGTTCAACAATTCATGATTACTTGGAAATGCCCTGATCCATACTGGAAAGACCCGCAGGAAGTTAGTCGGGCACTAAGTGCTTATCAAGGAAAGTTTAGTTTTCCGTTTAACTTTCCTATTGAATTAGGTGTTAGTGGAGACTCTACGACTTTAACAAATGACGGTGATACAGATGCTCCAATAACGATTGATATTCAGGGGCCTGTTACAAATCCAGAAGTGCGAAATCTAACAACAAACAAATTCATCAAACTAAATCGAACACTATCGTCTGATGAAGTTCTTCATATTGATACCAATGCACAGAATAAAAGAGTTGAAATTTACCGTAATGGCAGTGTTATAGAAAAAGCATGGGGGTATTTGGACGACGATTCAGACTTTTGGTCACTGTTACCTGGGGATAACGAAGTAGAGTATATTGCAGATAGTGGTGTTGCTAATGCGATTGTAGCAGTTGGTTGGCAATCGAGATATGTAGGGATTTAGGAAGGGGGTAAATGTAAAATGAGGAAAAGAAAAAAGGTCGACTCAAAAGAGACGACCATAGTACAAAATACTAATTTAACTGTTCAAAATAGTCATAATCCGCAAAAAATACACTCTTTACTTCATCAGAGAATAAAAACATATGCGAAAGGCTATGTGCAGGCCCATTAAAAGGTTTTAAAACAACATCTTTTAAAATGTATGAAGGAGTTGAAACAATGGAAAGAAGTTATTTTTTTGACAGTACAGATCAAGATCAACGCATCTATCAAGCAGCGGATTTTGCACGATTTCATGCCCAAATAATTGGAAATGGAGTATCAAATACAGCTGATTTGCCAGATTTAACTGTAACGGAAAAACAGAATATGACTGTATCTCTAGGTGCTGGTTATGCTTTTGCTAATGGTTATATGTATGAGAATACTAGTGCAATGGACTTAACTCACGATACAGCCGAGCCAACGGAAGATCGTATTGATCGAGTTGTTATAGCCTTCGATAATGATCCTGACGAGCGTAGAGTCTATGCATATATAAAAAAAGGAACCCCCTCTACTGATCCAGTGCCTCCTGCTTTAACTCGCAATGACTATGTACATGAATTAAGTGTAGCGCAGGTACGAATTATTGCAGGTAAATCATTCGTTGAGCAAAGTCAAATTACGGACGAGCGAACAAATCGAAATGTTTGTGGGTATATTCCTCTTCATAATATTTATCGAGGAATTGACGTAGATGAAAATGGTATTTTTAGCGTTATTAATAGCCCTTACCTTGATACAGCTAATAATCAAAGCTGGTCTGGTAATAATGATGTTCACACTAAAATTCCATTTGGAGCTGCTAGAAAAAACATCAACACTAATTATGATGCTGAAAAGAGCGAAATCACTATTCAAAAATCCGGTGTGTATATGTTTAGAATATACGTTTCGACCGAACCTAGCTTAGAACCTGGTAGCGAAATACAGTTTAGGACGTATGTTAACGGTGAGAACAGTAGATTACTCTTCTCATTCGTGGTATCTCACAATAACGATAATATTTTTGTTAACCATGGATTTCAATATTTTGAAGCGGGGGATAGGGTCACCTTCTATTTGCATCCATTCTCCACAGGACTAAGTACTATTAATTTTAATGACGCCTTCTTAACTTGGGCGAAAATACAGTAGGTGGTATAGCATGCAATTGCCAATCAGAGTGTATACTCCATTTATTGATTTAGTCATGGAAACGGACAATTATTCAAGCTTACAATTTGAACGTGACTTCTATGGTGTTGGTAGTTTTGAATTACACATTAACAAATATATGCATGGTGCGGATGCGTTTAAAAAAGGGAATATTATCGTTTTGGATAAGCAAAAACACAAAGCAGGGATTATCCTAACGAAGGAAATTGCACTTGATCAAAATGGAAAGGAAACGGAAAACTGGAAGATAACAGGGTATTCATTAAAAGGAATCATTACTAGAAGAATTACCGTACCACCAGACAACAAATCTCATGATCAGATAAGTGGTGATGCAGAAACGGTAATGAAACATTTTATTGATAAACATTTTATAACCCCTGAAGATCCTGAGAGAAAAATGCCACAGCTCGAAATTGCCCCTAACCTTCATCAGGGAGATTACATAGAGTATGAATCTCGCTATAAAAAGGTTAGCGATGAGTTAGAGGCTATAGGAAAACGTACTGGTTTAGGTTGGATGGTTTACGCTGATACCAAAAACAAAAAATTCATCTTTGATGTATTGAAGTCAAAAGACTTAAGACAAAACAATACTGAAGGTAATTCACCTGTCGTTTTCAGTCCTGAATTTGGAACCGTAAAGTCTCAACACTTCTCCGATTCAGATAAGGAATATAAAAATAGTGCCTATGTAGGAGGACAAGGTGAAGGAGAAGAAAGAAAGATTGTTGAAATTGGTGATGAAGAAAAAGGGCTAGATCGAATAGAAACGTTTATTGATGCTCGTGACATTGGGAATAGTGAAGGTTCTGAAGAAGAGTTATCAGAGGATGAAATTGAACAACAACTGATCGAACGTGGCGAATTAAAGCTATCGGAAATGCAAAATAAATTGTATTTGGAAGCGCAGATATTAACGCCCGTTACTGAAAATATTAATCGAATTCCGAACGGCCAAAAAATTGTCCGTACTCCATTTGAATATGAAGTAGACTTTGATTTAGGGGATAGGGTTAGTATTCTAAATAAGTCATGGGGAGTTAAAATGGCAGCTCCCATAACTAAATTTTTAGAAGTACATGAAGCTGGAGGATTTCGTTTAGAAGCTACGTTTGGCGAGTCCCTTCCAACATTTATTACTAAAATCAAGAACAAGTTTGATGAGTTAAACGGTGTAGAAAAGCAAGAAATCCCTGCAAAATTTGCTAAGATTCAAGCCCAGGAAGCAAAAGAATATAGTGATGGTCAACTATCAAAAGAACAACAAGAAAGAGTTAAGCAAGCGCAGGAAAATTTAGAGGAATCTAAGCGGTATGCTAGTGAAGAATCCAAAGAAGCTGAACAAAACGCAATTAACTATACTGAACAGTATGCAGAAAAGAAAGTTATCAAAAGCACTATAGCTCCGTCAGATACGGAAGTATTATGGCTTGATATAAGTAAGCATCCGTATATTTTAAAAGCACATGACGGTACAATATGGCGTAAAGCAACACCAACGGAAGCAGGGGAGCTTGTTTATTCTGACGGCACTTTAGTTGAAGACTTGAAGCCAAACGAAGCTGGTGCAGACGTGACAGGTAAAAATAGGGCCAATGATACAGAAAATGTTGATGGTAGACCATCCAGTACTATAGAAGATAAACAAGGGGCTCAGGAAAAGGCGGATCAAGCTGAGAGAAATGCTAATGTTTATACGGATTCTCGTTTAACAAATTATGTAGAAGCTACCGTTTATGACAGTGATATTGCTGACATCCAAGCACAGATAGATCATCAAGTTCAGTCTCACTTCTACGCTCACACGCCAACTTTAACCAACATGCCAGCAATTGAATGGTCAGACGATGACATGAGGTCACGTCATGTTGGTGACTTGTTTTTTAACACTGATAATGGCTATTCCTACAGGTTTGCTAAAAAGAATGGAATTTATGAATGGGTGTTAGTACGTGATGAAGGAATCGCAAAAGCTCTTGAGGATGCAGCAGATGCTCAAGATACAGCTGACAGTAAACGAAGAGTATTTGTCGCTCAACCTGTTACCCCATATGATGCAGGTGACTTATGGGATAATAACGGGGCTGTTTATCGATCTACGGTAACAAAGACTCAAAGTGCAACTTTTAGTAGTGCTGATTGGGTAAAAATTGGGGATGTAACTAGTGAAAATACTTCTAATGATACTGCTAATGTTGGTGGTTCCAATGCCGGAATTGTGAGAGATAATGCAAACGCTGGTAAGAGTGCCAAAGATAAGATTGATGTTGACGTGGGTACAGGAACGATAGAAACTACAACAGGTGCACAAACCAAAGCTAATCAATCACAATCAGCAGCAGAAGGATACGCGGATACTGTGAGTGAAAATGCTTATTTAGACGCGGTAGCAGACGCAGAAGCTTATGTGGATGAAAACGGCATTATGGAAGGTCAAGAATATAATGGTGTTAGTATATCAAACGCAGATGGATTTTTAGCGGTTCGCTCAGATGAGCTAGTGAGAAGTGGCTTAAATGCAACAGATGGTATATTTGTTCAGAGTAGAGATGATGCCGCAGATCCATGGAGCGATGTCTTCTATGTGGATGAAAACGGTAACTTAAAGTTTGCTGGAGACCTAGAAGGTGCAAGTGGAACATTTAGTGGTACGGTTAGTGGAGCTATAATTGAAGGTTCTAGCTTCCAATCTAATGGCGGTTGGGGAGAAATGACCATAGATGATGCTCGAATGAATTTCACAGGAACCAAATATACTGGATTTGGTGATTATGAAAATTACACAGTTGAGACAGTTTTTAGTGGGTCGGAAGGTGTAGCTGGTCATGTTTATAACGGAATATATGACAATTGGTTCGGTTTAACGCCAAAAGACGGAGCATATCAAGAATCAATTGGAGGAACATCTTACGGTGGCTGGAAAATTAGTAAACTTGGTAGTGATGTTAACTTCGATATAGCACAGCAAGGCGTTTTAAACCTTAATATCTTGGACGGAAGGTTAGACTCTTTAAGATCGAATATAGCGGAGATTAGTTTAGATACCTCGGACTTTAAGAATGACTTAAAGGTGAAGGGGAAAGATGTATTTTCTTCGGCTAATGTAGACTTTAATAGTAGCGGTGAAGGGTATATCGAATTTCCGAACGGTCTAATAATTCAATGGTTTACCTTTGAATCTCCAAGAAGATCGTATAGTCCTGCCACTTACTATACCGATACAGTTTCTTTTCCCAAACCATTTCCTAATGCTTGTTTAACCGTTCAACAAACACAAGTTCTAGGTAACGACAGAGGGTTGTGGCATAATACCACTGTTGAGTCTATATCATCAAGTTCATTTAATATTGTTCAGGCTTGGGGTGATTCAGAGAAGCCGGAAAGTAGTATAGGTTATCAAATATTAGCTATAGGGTTTTAAAAGGAGAGATTAATATGAATCCTGTAAAAATCAATGCGCAAGATGTACAAGCAAATCTTGCTAATAAAATTGCGAATTTAGAACTACAGTTGGCTAATGAAATAGCTGCTAAACAGAGTGTGGTTAAATATGCAGAAGAATTAGAAGACATTATAGAAAAACACAATATTAATGAAAAGCCAAAATCTGCCCAAGAAAAAACGAGCGCCAAGTAAGGCGTATTTTTTATGCGTACATTTAATTTACAGAAATCGAACAAACTTATAATGTGGACTTAATATGGATATGCTACCTTTAAAATAACCTTCTAACAAGTTGAGGTGAATCCATGTTTAAAAGAATTTTAAATTTCTTTCAAACAGATCCGGAAATTGAATTCGATGACTTAGAAGAAGTGGAGTATGGCGAAGAGTTAGATGGAAGATTTGGTGAAGAAGTAGTATATGAAGATGGCTATAACGATTTCATTTAATGAATTTTAGGCGCCGATAAGGCGTCTTTTTTATGTCTAAATGTAGGGGGTCAAGTATGACAGAACAGGAACAATGGTACACAAACAAGCAGTTATTTGAGCAAATATTATCTATCCAAGACGACTTCAAGGACCTGAGAAGTGACATGAAAGAAACACGCACCATGATTAAACAATATAACGGGCTAAGGGAAGAAATTGGAGAATTAGAGAAGAAAGTAGCTGCCATGCAAAAAGTAGAAGAAGGTAAATCAAAAGTGGGTAAAGCCGTCCTGAATTGGGGCGGTTTAATTATTGGCATTTTAGGATTAGCAGCTGCCTTTTTAAAAGTATTTATTTAAAGGAAGGAGGTGAAAAGAATGGAACAAGTATTAATGTTCGCAACAATCCTTGCTCCTGTAATTACTGCATTGGTTGAATTGGTGAAAAAGACACAGAAAATACCTAAAAAATATATTCCGTTCATCAGTTTTCTTATCGGTATTCTAATCGGAATTGTAGGTTATCCGTTCACTGATTTGGGACTGACAATGCGTATTTGGTCTGGTGGTTTAGCTGGACTTGCTTCTACCGGGTTATTTGAGCTAGTGAAAAAGAAGAACAAAGTTGCGAAATAAGGCGCTCGATTAAAGGCGCCTTTTTTATTATGAAAAGGAGAGGATGATAATTAATGGTAAAACTAAAAGGTATTGACGTGTCAAAACACCAAGGAAATATTGATTGGGATGCAGTCAAAAAAGATGGAATTGAATTTGCGATGATTCGTATGGGTTATGGTAGTGACATTAAATCTCAGGATGATGAAAAATTTGAACGAAATGTACGAGAGTGTGAACGGGTAGGTATCCCATGGGGTGCTTACCTTTATAGTTATGCTATGGATGTACAAGCTGCAAAAAGTGAAGCTGACCATGCTTTACGATTGTTGAAAGGTAAGAATCCAACCTTTCCTGTAGCGTTTGATATGGAAGATGCTGACCATTACAAACGTGATCGTGGTATGCCTAGCGATAAAGAACTAGTAGAAATTTGTCATACCTTCTTAGATAAAGTTGAAGATGCAGGGTACTATGTATCTCTTTATGCTAACCTTCACTGGCTTACAACTAAATTAAATAGTTCAAAGTTAAATCGTTTTGACAAATGGGTTGCTCAATGGTCAGATGAGTGTACTTATGATGGCCAGTATAAGATGTGGCAATATACAAGCACAGGACATGTTGATGGAATTGCAGGGAGAGTCGATATGAACTATGCTTATAGTCATTTTAGAGACAAGAAGGAACAGCCTAAAAAAGAAGATAAAGAAGAAAAGCTGGGTGGACTCGAAATATACACGGTTAGGTCCGGTGATACTTTATCTAAAATCGCAGCTAAGTATGATACAACCGTAGATCAGATTGCCCAGAATAATGACATAGATAATATTGACCTAATTCATCCAGGTCAAAAATTAACAATCAACGGATCCGTAAAGAAGAAATATTACATTGTAGAAGAAGGGGATAACCTAACTAGGATAGCAGATGCTTATGACACAACTGTTAATCAGTTAGCAAAGTGGAATAATATCAAGAATAAAAACTTGATTTATACCGGCCAAAAATTGAGAGTAAAATAAGAAATAAGGAAAAGCCTCACCTTTATGGTGGGGCTTTTATTGTGGATAACATCTTAATAAATATGTGGATAAGTTTATGAGAATGTTGTGGATAACCATAATATTTGATAGAATTATAGAGAATTGAGTCGAACATTATCTAGCATTATCACTACTATTATAGATTTGGGACAGTTACAATTCCATAATTTTATTTAAAGAAAAATGGCTATTGAGGTGTATGATATTGAATTTGATTTTTTGTGATGAAAGTAGGCCAGAATTACTGTATAGTGAGAGGGCAAAAAAAGATGCAACATATTTTTCTCTTGGTGGCATTTGGTTACCTAAAGAAGAAAAAGAAAAAATTAAAAGCAAAATTAAATATTTAAGAAATAAACACAATATTAAAAATGAATTTAAATGGAATTCAGTAAGCCCATCTAAGATAGATTTTTACTTTGATTTGGTTGATTTATTTTTTAAGGAAGATGGCCTTCAATTTAGGGCTCTCATTGTAGATAGTAACAAGGTAGACATGGAGAAGTATCATAAAAATGATAGCGAATTAGGATTTTATAAATTTTATTATCAGCTATTACACCATAAAATAAAAAATGATAATGAATATGCAATTTATCTTGATCAGAAGAAAAATAAAGACCCTGATCGTTTAAATGTGTTACATGATGTTTTACAAAATGCAAATCCCTGGTCAGTAATTTATCGTGTACAAGCTATTGCCTCCCATCAATCTGAATTTATACAATTAGCAGATTTATTTATGGGTGCTATAAATTATAAATATAATGAAATAAACAGTAGTGAAGCAAAGTTAAATTTAATTTATAAGATTGAATCATATTTAGGTATGTCGATTGGACCAACACCTTCATATACTAGTAAATTCAATATTTTTCATATTTGGAATGGAGGTAACTAAATGTATCACAGTCTCCTAAAACTCCAAACTATTGAAGAATATCGAATGTATTATGAAGAAACTTATTGTGCAAATCCAATCGAAACCTTTGACAAAACAACTGTTAGATTCTCTAAAAGACAATTTGATCATGCCTTTTTCTCAAGTTCATCAAGAAAAAAACAAGATAAAAGTGTATTTAATTGGGATAGAGCAGAAAGAATAGAATGGATAGGCAAAGCATTAAAAGATAAAAATTTAACTTTATACGCTGGATATGATAAAAAGAGAAAAAGAAATGATTTTACTAGACGAGTGTGTGTGGTTACTCCAGACGATTATGTAGTGGTAATCAATTTGAACAACAAGGACTATCATAAAGCTCACTTTGTTACAGCCTTTTTAGTTGATAACAACCGTGTTTCAAAATTAATACGAAAAAATCCAATATGGACTCCAAAACACTTTTATAAGTGATTTCTCTTGTAATATACATAGATAAGAAGTATAATTAAATTAACAAATCGTCCTTTACTTAATGTATTGGGACCTACAAAGGTTTCAGTCAGCTGAACCAGCAAATCAGCGGCTAAAAAAGCCCAGATGTTCCTGGGCTTTTTTATTTGCTAGTAATCAGTTGCCTGTTCATTTATATTTTATGTGATATATTATATATAATGCTAAATTCAATGAATAACATCCATCAATAGGAACCAAAAGCCTCACCCTAACAGGTGAGGCTTATCTTTTGTCTCCATATCCACGCTAAAGAGTATCCTGTCCATTTCCTTGATTGTTTCCTCAATCTGCTCCACACAAATCCGTGTATACTCCGATTCATCTTTCTCCAATGAATAGTAATACTCCGTTATCTCCTGGTATCCCTTCATTAAATGCTTATCAAGTTTTACATCTTCTACCAGTTGAAATAGGCCTTCCAAAACGTCACCTACATGCAGAAATTTATTCATTTGTTTCTCCCCTCCATGTGATTAACTCTATATATTCGACAAAAGTTAAATAATTCCTTTATATGAATCAGTCCGATAAGGAATATGCAGCAGGTATTTTTTCTGCTTTAGTAGTAATTGGTGGGATTATTTTTTCCTTATATATTTAAGTGCAGAGTTTGCATTTCGCACCACTTCAGACCATCTAAAATCATTAAATTTTGCGGTTTCGCCGTCAAAATGTCGGCAAAAAGGGATTAGAAAAATAAAAAAGCAATCCCCGAACATATCAGGAATTGCTTTATAGCAATTTTTGTGAAAGATGCTGGTGAGAGGATTCGAACCTCCGACCCCTTCATTACGAGTGAAGTGCACTGCCAACTGTGCTACACCAGCATATCGTTATAGTTGGGTTATAAAAGTCACATAGAAAATAATAATACATTCTATCAAAATCTTCAAGGGTAACATACAATTTACTTTTTTTACTAAACAGAGTCAGAGCAAGATATTCTATTTGGTTATTTGTTTCGGTCTGCATAAAAGGCCATAGCATCACGCATGAATACGGCTAATCCTTCTCCATACCGGTCGATATTTTGAGTAAAACGTTCATCGTCTACATACATTTGACCTAAACCTTTAAAGGCGTCTAAGGAGTAATGGCCGATTTTGTTTAGGTAATTATACCACACTTTAATGGTATTCTGCGCCTCGACAGACTTTGGTGAGAGGTGACGTATAGCAGCTAGATCCTTATAAATTTTATCAAATTCTTCGCCTAATCCTTTTTGTTCCTCCTTAGACAT